TCAAGACCAACCGAATCGAACCCGTAGGCTCAACCGCAGGAACCGTGACTGTTGATGCAGTTACCACTTTCATGGGTGGTTCTGCTTCAATTTCGGGTAATGCTACGGTTGGACCAGGAAATTATTTCATGGCTCGTTACGGAGATGGTGCTATTGGATTGAGTTATTCTTCCAAACTTGCTTGGAATTACCTGCAATTGGGAAATAATGGTTTGAACTGGATTGTTGCCGGGGAAGGGCAAACCAACGGAAGTTTGTATTTCGTCGTTAACAACAGAACACAGGTCAGACAGTCTACTGGATCAGATATTGCACATGATGGTATAACTGCCATGACCATCACCAAAGAAGGAAATGTGGGAATAGGGACTATTACTCCCGGTGCTTCACTTTCCGTTGCCGGAAATGTTTCGGTGAGTGGAACAGCAGTAATGGCTTCTCCTTTCATGTATCGAAACCGTGTCATTAACGGCAGCATGATCGTGAATCAGCGCGGAACCACCACCAATCCAAACATCAACGGATTTGGTCCAACTACAGGCCCTGTAAGTATTTCTTCCGCGACCACCTCTAGACCATACGACAGATGGCAATTCCAAAGAAGTCCGGGAATCACATTCCAGTTCTATGGCGGCTTGACTGTTTCACCCCCACAGGGATTTACTCGTTACTGCCGCATTCTGAGCGGAGCCACTGCGGGTGGAGTCGCAGGCGGTTCGTATGCAAACACATCAGTTTCGTCATTCTTTCAGCCTATTGAAGCGTCCACACTAATGGATTTTGATTACGGCAAATCCACTGCAAAAACATCAACCGTGTCATTTTGGGTTCGTTCCAACCAAACCGGAACATTTGAGGGACAAATAGGTTCGTATCCAAGCGGAACCCGATCATACCTTTTCCCGTACACGATAAATTCCGCAGACACATGGGAGTACAAGACTGTAACTATTCCCGGAGACACCACTAGCGGGGGATGGACTTATGATTTTGCTCCTACAACTCTTGTGGACAACACTGCTTCTAGGGGATTTGCGTATTTAGGTTTCAATCTTGGTTCAGGACTATCTGGATACGGAACCCGAAACACATGGCTAACCCGTGATGGAGTGTATTTGGGGTATTCTCCGTACACAGACGGAACAGGAGTGCAAATAACCGGATACTCGGGCGGATACTTGGACATTACTGGTGTGCAGTGGGAACTTGGAAATGTTGCCACTCCGTTTGAACACCGTCCGTATGAAACAGAACTGGCGTTGTGTCAGCGATATTTTCAGAGAAACATTTACCAAAACTTTGCGGGATACGGTGTTGGTGGAGCAGGAATAGTGCAGACACTAACCCTGCTCCGTCCCATGAGAGCAATACCAACAATGACAAGATACAACCCCGCAGCATTTTCATTCAGCAACTGTTCTGCGTCAAGCGGAACAGGAGTACACGGAGAAGCGTACTCCAACCACAACTATATTCTGCATGTAACAGTTACTACAACAGGATCCTTCCAATTCAACAACAGTGCGGCTGCTGGATTTGACTACTCAGCAGAACTGTGAGGAACCCCCGATGAACTACAAATTATTCAATCGTACCACCCATATCCTGCGCGTAGACGACGGTGCTATGATCCCGACCGATCCTCTGAACGCAGATTATGCCGAGTATTTGTCGTGGTGTGCAGCGGGAAATTCCCCACTCCCTGCCGACCCTCTCCCCAATCCACGCATTGCCCAGATCAAAGCAGAACTGGCAGCACTTGACGCACGGCGCATTCGTCCGCTTGCAGAGGGCGACACCGCGTACTTGGACGGGCTGAACACACAGGCAATTGCCCTGCGTAATGAACTGCAATCGCTGACCTGACACGGAGAAAACGATGAGTACACTAAAGGCAAGCAACATCCAACCACAGAGCGACAGCGATCCGCTGATTGTTTCCACCAACGCTACTCAGCGGGTGCGAGTAGGAAGTGATGGTCTTGTAGGAATAGGAACTTCAAGTCCACTTGCAACGCTCCATGTCGATGGAACTTCTCGGGTTTCCGACAGTGGAGTTAAGCCAAGCGGAGGCAATGCCGTATTCAGCGTGGTAAGCACTGTGCCTGTTACCGCTGCTACGACAGAGGGCATCACTCTTGCGTCATTTCTATCAAACAATGCGAGTGGATCGGACTATCGCCCAAGACTGTTCGTGACCGCAACAAAGGAAGGCATCGTGTTGAACGAAAGTTACAACACAACTGCCACCAATCTCATGTTTGCCATCGGACATGTGGAGAAGATGCGGTTGACTGCTAATGGTGAAATTGGAATTGGAACAACATCTCCCGTAGCCAAACTTGATGTGCGTGGCACGGTGTCCATCAGCGACAGGGGCGTATTCCCGACAGGTAGTGCTGCTCCTTTATACAATCGTTTACTGGTTGGTGGAACAGGTGCTGCTATTTTCGTATGGGACGACGGGTCTTCGGTTGCGGCTGGACGATACGGACGAATTGGTATGGGTTCGCGGAATTCCCAATCCGGTGTCACACTTGCAGGCGGATACATTGATGGAGGAAACGAGGGCACGACTGACCACAGCGGATTCCTGAAATTTTTCACCACTCCTGCTGACGGAAGTTCAAATGTGGAACGGATGCGAATCACCTCCAACGGATATGTTGGAATCGCAACAACAAACCCAACCGCAACACTTACTGTTGGTGATGGAACATATAGCAGCAGAACTGATTACGCTGCGGAGTTTACATCAGACGGCAATGACGCTGGTTTTGGTGGCGTACTGTTCTCGCAAAACTCCACAAATGCCTTCAAGGTGTGGACAGAAGGAACAGGAAACGCAACCGCATCAAACAACAAATTTTTGATTGATGCAATTATTAAAAGCACTGGTCTTACTCTTGGCTCAAGAACCACCCCCTTAATTACAATACGGGGACACGGAACTGTCGGAATCAATAAAATGGACCCCGAATACGCACTTGATGTATTTGGTGTCGCGCGGTTCAATAATAATATCAATTCAAATAAAGTCTATGTTGAAGGATTCGGGGACTCATTGGGTTATGGTATTCGGTTAGATCCGGCTACCATGACAAATGCCCGACCACTGGTATTTTTTAACACTTCCGCTACAATGATCGGATCAATCAGTCACCCAACCACAACATCTACCGCATATAACACATCGTCTGATTACAGAATGAAGGAAAATGTGGTTTCCATGACAGGAGGATTGGGTCGCATACAGTCCCTTAAGCCGTGTGTGTTTACTTGGAAACAAGACGGCAGTTTGGGCGAAGGTTTCCTTGCTCACGAATTGGCAGAGGTTGTTCCCCTTGCAGTCACAGGACAAAAGGACGCGGTGGACGAAACCGGACAGATCAATCCACAGCAAGTTGACATGGCAAAGGTTGTTCCGGTACTGGTTTCTGCCGTTCAAGAGTTGAAAAATATTGTAGACTCGCAAGCAGCGCGGATTGCTGAACTAGAAGCACGATAACAAAACGACAAATTGCGGCTCCTGTTGGTGGTCTAAATACTTGAAAAGGAGACTGCATGGCCAAGCCAACCACACGACAAGAACTCAAGGACTACTGCCTCCGGGCATTGGGTCAGCCTGTCATTGAGGTGAATGTCGAGGATTCTCAGGTAGAAGACCGCATAGACGAAGCCTTGCAGTACTTTGCCAAGTGGCATCACGACGGCGGCACGAAGATGTACTACACCTATCCACTCACTGCGGAAGACATTTCCCGCAAGTGGATAGACACCACTCCCATCGACCCGTCCATACTGACCATCAATCGTATATTTCAGATGGGTTTCAATCTGTCCACCCACAACATCTTCAATATTCGGTATCAGTTGGCACTGAACGATTTCTACGGTCTGCGTACCGGACAGACCAACCTAAACTACTATGTGTCTACCATGCAGTACATTGAACTGCTGCAACAACTGCTTGATCCCGAAAAGCAGATACGATTCAACCGGGTGACCAACAGGCTTTATTTTGATGCCAGCACAACGGACATGTTGGCAGGAACATACCTGTTGATTGAAGCGTATTCCGCAAACGACCCGGAAGTTGCCACGGAAATCTACAACGACAACTTCCTGAAGAAGTACACTATTGCCCTCATCAAGCGGCAATGGGGCGTGAACTTGTCCAAGTACGAGGGTATGCCACTTCCGGGAAATGTCACCTTCAACGGCTCCAAGATTTATCAAGAAGCAATGGAAGAAATAACGAAACTTGAGGAAGATGTGCAGAGCAAGTACCAGTTGCCTCCAGATTTCATCACAGGATAAAGCATGGCAGTAAACCCGTATTTTCGCAGGAATGTAACGGGAGAGCAGGCTCTCTTGGAATCGCTGACCACGGAAGCAATAAAAATCCACGGTCACGAAATGGTGTACATTCCACGGGACACAGTGAAGGACGACAAGATATTTGGTGAGGAAGTCTCGCGTTTCAAGGATGCAAATCGGATTGAAATGTACATGGAGAATGCGGAAGGGTTTGACGGCGAAAGCGACATGACGCGGTTCGGGTTAGACATCCGCGAGAACTGCACATTCATTGTTTCAAAAAGACGATTCTTGGAAGTCATGGGACACAACTTGTCCATTCGTGATCTTGGTCGTCCACGCGAAGGCGATCTGATTTATTTTGACTATCCGTACAATCTGTTTGAGATCAAGTTCGTGGAACACGACAATCCGTTCTATCCATTGGGGCAACGGTATTCGTTTAAACTGTATTGCGAAGCCTTCAAGTACACGCAGGAAGAGATCGACACAGGTGAAAGCGACATGGATTCGGTGGTGCAGGCAGTTGCCACATACAAGAAACGGTTTACCCTTGGCAGCGGAAGCGGCACATACACGAAGGGAGAAGAAGTGTACGCAGGAAGCGTCAGCAGTCCACATGCGGTAGGTTATGTTGATGCGTACACGGTCACGAATGACGATCCGCCGATCAAGTACCTTACGGTCAACATCAGCAGCGGCAAGTTTGAGGTGGGCGACACCATTGTTGGCAAGACAAGTGCAGCATCGTATCCCATTACGGCAGTTACGGACACCAACATCCGCACAACCAATGCCAAAATACAGGACAACGAAGCACTTGATCTTGAAGCCAATCGTGACGAAATCTTCGATTTCACCGAGAAAGATCCGTTCTCCGAGGGGCTGTACTGATGTTTACCCAATTCTACAACGGCTCCATACGCAAGATGGTGGTGGCATTTGGTTCCATATTCAATCAGGTAACCATATCTCGCCAAGAGTCCGCAGGCACAAAATACATTGAAGTGCCCATTGCCTACGCTCCAAAGGAAAAGTACAAGGTTCGTTTGGCAGGCGATCCGTACTTGCAGAACCCCATGCAAATCACGCTGCCACGAATGGCATTTGA